GCACTGGTTTGACTTGCCTCAGCCACATCATTAGCCTTAATAAAGTGGCCAGTATCTGGGTCTTGACAAGCCTGGGCAAAATCTACACCAGCAATTTTAAAAGTAGTGTCGCCACAGATTGTAGCAAGTAAGAGATCTGAAAGTTTATCTCCCCACCAATCTGTAAGTGCATCACGCCCCTCAGCCATAAGGTCATAGGGAACTCTCTGCTCTTCCATCTTACCACCAGTATCAACGGCATGATTAAGTTCTTCAATAGTCATATTGAAGTCCTTGAAACGCAGTTTCTCTTCGTTCCCTTCTACAGTGTTATCACCAATAATACCTTCGCCAGTCAGGGGTAAGCGGATACCAAATGTTATCTGGTCTCCCATTCCCTTACCAAGCTCAGTTCGAGACTGTACAATATCACTTGAGCTCTTTCCAACTAAGGTATTAAACTCTATAGCAGGAAGGATCAATTGGAACAAATCCCTTGCCCACCGTTTACGAGTTAAGTTGTCATTTGTTAGAAACTTAGTTTTCGGCATAATTCATCTCCTATTTAATTCAGCTCCCCTTCCATATACTTTTTATATATATCTCTGGGAACTGTGCCAAGTTCATCTTCAGGAAGTGCATCTATCTTAGCAGCTGTCCAGCCACCCTTTCCAGAGTCACCTCCACCCATACTTGCAATACTCTTTGGAGCTGCTGCAGCCTCTTTAGGTTTAGGCTTAGGTTTAGGTTCAGTTTCAACTTCAGTTTCAGTTTCAGTTTCGTCTTTAGAGTATTTAGGATGATGCTCCTTAATTAAGCCATACATATGCTTATAAGGATTAGCCATCATCCAGACTGATATCTCAGCGCGCATGGAAGCTTCATCAACTGGAATTCTCTCTTGCTGGGCTAAATGCTGCCCCATTACATCAAACATATCAGCAAAATTTTCCTTTGTACAGACATCATAAATGTCTTGGTACTTAGTCATTTCTGACATTGTTTCAGCAAGCAGATCCAATTGAGCTCCTCGTTCTTGGCCCAGTTGAGTTAATGTTGCAGACAGCTGTTCTACAGTAGACAAATCTTCTGGAGGAACTCCTCCTTCATCATCTTCGTCAATTAGGTCTTTCTGTGTTGCAGCTGATCTTTTGTCAACTCTATCAAGTCGTGACTGCATTAAGGATAACTGTCTTTTCTGGTCTCGGGTAACTTGCCTAAGACTTTGAATTTCATCATCCTTATCAACTTCAGTCTCATCTACCTCGCTCTTATCAGTCTCTGGTGGCACCTCCTTATCTTCGGGCACCTCTTCCTCTGTCTCCTCAGATTCCGCCGCTTCTTCAGTGATTGTCTCATCAGTTGTTTCCGTACTCACCTCACCCTCACCCTTACCATCTCGTGCCTCAAGCGCAGAATCAAGCTCATCAGTTTCAAGCTCTTCTGTCTCTTGCGCATCTAATTCAGGTGCAGTTGCAGTTGCCATAGTTAATCCTCCTTAATCCTTAGTCTGTTGTTTGTTACTGCTAGCTTTTGCAGCAATTTCTTTCTCTCTTAATTCAAATTCCCTTTCTTTATTCGCTTGCTCTTGTTTCTGCATCATTTCAAAGAATGCCTTGACTCGCATCTTAGCTGTATAAGGAATATCAGCGTAGTCAAGGATTACATCTGGAGGTATTGATCCAGGGTTATTATGACTGTACTCTGTCAGGATCTGGGCAATGCTAAGTCTTAGTGTTGCATTCTCCACAGACTCATCAACTACTACATCAAACTCTCCAGCGCTTATATCATTAAATCCTTGGCTCTGCGGGTTCATTTCAGTATTAATTTTTAATAACTGCATACCCTCAGCGCCCTCAATTCTTATTATCTGATCAGTAGTAACATATTGCTGCATTAAACTGAGTAAAAGTTTACTCCCCTTAAGCCTTGATTTTCTAAAATTATTATAAAGTATGAAGAGTACAGCAATATTAGTCTCTTGCTTCATTCGTCTGGTTACTCCAGCTTCTCGTGTTCCTTCACTTATTCCCATCATAGAATCTTGGATGCCAGAAGAATCTTTCATACTCTGATGGAATGTTCCATCCAGTATTTGGTAAATTGGAGAAATACTTGGTTGCTTCTCAAATTTTACAGCACTTAGTGCTCCCTTAGCAAGTTCAAGATGAAAATTAGGTTTTGAAGACTTTTCTTCGTAATCCTCAATATTTAAGATAGCTCCTACCTCATGCATCAGCAATCCCTTTGGGAGAGTTTGAAGTAAATGAACTAACTGCCTTCGCATAGTATTCAGTGACCTTTGTGGGTCTTTCATCATAGTTACTGCACCGAACCAGTTATTCTTATCTACATCTTTATAGCCGCCGAAGAATATACTTGGAAAATCTTTCCATCTGAAAGGACTCTTCCCTCCATCAAGTTCAACATTAGCTGTAAAAATCATATAGTGAATTTCCTGCACTGTTGAGTCAATAGCAGAAACCCCACTTTCATCTTGGAAGAGTACCTCTCCAGTTTTAGGATCTTTAATTCCTTCCTGGATAGCAAGCACAAACTTTTTAAATTCTGCAGGAGTTAAGTATTCCTCACTACCAGTCAACGGATTTATAAAGTACTTAACAGCTACAAATTTCTTATACCAGCACTCAACTATTCTATATTTATCATTAGCTTCATTAAAGAAGCTCAGTTTCTCTCCTGCTTTCTTTCCAAAACCAGCAACTTCAGATATATCAATATCAGGCCAAAATACTTTAATCTCTTCCTCAGTGAGGAACTTCTCAAGAAATAGGAATCTATCTTCACTGAAGTCATAGCTGGTAGAATCAGGATCTCTATAAAAATTGCTCCCAGCAAATCGTGTTGCTTTGATTTCAGGTTTAAATGGGTTACTGGTATCTATGTAAAAGTGGAGTAGACTTCGTCCACTTTGTGCTGTATGATCAAAGCAGTCAACCTCTTTATCACTAATTTCTAGCTTTCTGTGGTGATGTTTCAGTGCTCCTTGAATTAACTGGGCTAGTGGCTCATCCTCAACCCCAACAGGCAGCACTGTTGGTTCATGCTTAGTTTGAGCAGCTAAACCTACCAGCATATCTATCTTTGGCTTTACCTCATTGAATACTGAATCAGGTCTATTCTGCTCATCTAATTCAGTTAATGTATCATTATCATCTTGATTACCAGCGTAGAATTGATAATCCTCAAGACTAACAGTTCTATATTCACTCTCTGCTGTTGAGTTTTCAGCATCTCTGAGCCAGTCAAGAAGCTTCAGCAGTTCACTATCTACTGGAGCAACTTCCTTTTCTTCAAACGGTTTTCTTTCAGCTACTGCCATTTACTTCCCCTTTATGCTGCCATCCAGCCCCTTCTTTTCTCTCCAACATATCCAGCAGGTTGAGGTTGAATACTTCGTTTTCTTTTCTTCAGTGGAACTTTATCTTTCCAAAGTCTAAAGGCTATATTATGAAAGTACTCAGTTAGACCAAGAGCATCTGCAATATTAGGACTCGCTACTCCCCTAATCTTCATCTTCCTCTTACTTTCAACTACATAAGCACCAATATTATTAAACTCATAAGTAGGTGCAGAAAGTTCATTACAAAGCTCATTACTCATTTCCCTCTCGACCTCAGTTGCATCAGGAAATGAATATTGCATCTTCATACATTTATCTCTCATCATTATCCAGAGTTCATCACGAAGGCGATGGTACTTATCTTTATTACTACTTGATGATGAAGTACTTACTCCATGAAATAATTTATATCCTTCTGGCCTTTTCTGCAGCCAATCAACTACTCCAGCACCAACACCAATTTCATCAACCCCAGCACCCTCAGCTTCCAGATCGTTGAAAGTCCTGACCACATGGCCGGCTAAGTCTATAGTATTCATTCCTTGAAACTCTTCCCAGGGTAGGATTTGTAATCCCTTCCTTGGCAAGATAATTGACTTATCTTCTCCATATCTAGCAACATCAACTCCAAGGTAAAGAGGTTCGTCAGGATTATCAGGTACTTCATTTCCAATACATTGCATTGCCCAGGCCAGTGGAATTAATGTATTTTCAGCATCAAGTGGAGGATCTCCGGCAACCCTAATTCTGAAGACATTACTTTCCTCCCCGTACTTAGTAGACATGTAGATTGGATATTCTTTAGCAACATTAGTTGACTCCCTTGAGTCCCAATGGAGTTTCAACCAATCTCTATTAATTTTATCATGAAAGTGACTGTCATAAAAGTAGCCACTATTCCGAGTCATATTACCAATGAGCAAGACTTTATTATCCTCTTGAGTCATTGCTCCTTCAAGTGGAATAAATACTGGATCAGGGATGCCGGAGGCCTCATCAGCAATTATCAACAAGTGATCTCCATGAAAACCAGCGAGGGTTTCAGCCTGTTCCTCTTTACTGGCCTTAACAGAAGGTGATACAGCTCTGCACCACCACTCTTTAGGCGCATCTTTGTGGAACATTTTATCCTTCTGGATTATAAACTCGCTGGTTAATATACTCTTTCTAAGCCACTTAGAAATTTCACTCCAGAGAATATCCGCAAGCTGTCTAGCTGTAGGAGCCGTACAGACAACTTTCGGATATGGCCTGGTAGTCATAAACCATAGTGTTAACCATGCTGCAGTAGCATCCTTGCCAGTTCCATGTCCGCTTCTTATGGTAGTTCTTCTTGACTTTGGAAAGACCTTTAATGCTTCTGCCTGCTGAGTACTTGGTGTAGCACCTATAGCCTCAGTAACAAAGGTTAATGGGCTTTCTTTCCAGAGCTTTAATTTATTAGTTATTAGTGGATTCATTATTTTTATTTAACTTTACCAAATACTTCTTCAGTATGCCTTATCTTTTTAAGAAGTTGCTCTCTACTAATTCCTTTAGTAGCAATTGAAGTTTCACCAACTCCACCTCCTTGCTTAGGAACCTTCATACCATAATACTCAAGTCCCTCTGCTCCACCTATATAGCGAAGTCCATGTTCTTTAGCAAGAGATTCTCCAGTTATTATTGGTTCTCCTACACCAACTTTTGGAGAAGCAAGCCTTTTCCTTGTAAACCTTGCAACATCTTGTGATTGAGATGATGGAGACAAAGAAGGCTCCCAGCCATGAATTTCATCCATCTTATCACGAATGCCAGCCATAGATTTGTGAATTTTATTAAAGATTTCGTGTCTTCTTGCTCCTCTTGCTTCTTTTACAAGTGCGTCAGCAAGTTTTCCTTCAGCTTTATGAAGTCTTCTTTCGGTTGGTAGTGGAATATGTTTACCAGAAGATGTTCTCTTCATAGGTATCCTTCCTCCTCCAGACATCATAGGTAAACCCATAACCATAGGCGCGACTGACATAAAGTCCATTAAGTAATCTTGAGCAGTCGGTCGAGCAATTCCAGTCCTTTTTCTCAACATTTCTTGATACTCTATATCAGTAGGTAATTGTTCCATCAGTATTCAATCTTCGGTATTGTCATAAGTAAAGTCTCATCAAGATCCTTTTCTCTAATCAAGTAGTCCAGATACTTCCTGTGATTATATTCTCCAGGGCCAACATTTTTCTCATAATCACTAAGTCTTTCTGACAAAGCCGGCCAACCTGTTTCAGACATTGGTACAGCTGTAATTGGCCTACCTACTTTAGGATTCATGAAAGATCTAAATAGAGTTTTCCACTGATTACGAGTAAGAACTCTATTATCCTTTTTCTTTCTCTCTCCTGGCCTTGCTAAAGGCATTATCCCACCCTACCTCCCGTTTAACATTAAGTTAGCACATATACAAGGATTGCTATTACAATTTGGGCATATGCTCATTCAAGCATCACCTCCCTGGCTTTGCCAATTTTCTTTCCCTTCGTGGTTTCCAGCCAATATTTCTCAGGCCGCCGTAGATATATCTAGCTAACCTTTTACCAGTAAAACCTTTCTTTCTTCCTTCCTTTTCAAGTGCATCGTGTGCTTTCTTTGGCATTACTCAACTTCCTTAAACTTAGTTCTAAAGTGGTCTAAAAAACTTCTGGCTTCAGCGTGCCTACCTTCTGCAATGCTCAATGTAAGATCTTTAGCTAATTGCTGATCTTTTGTTATAGTTGGTTGTTTTCTATAGGCTTTAATAAGATCAGATAAATTTTTACCTTGAGATTTTCTAGCTTCTTCCACAGAGTCAATAGGATGTAGTCTTCCTTTGTTAACTCTTTCTAAATATCTATGAATTCTCATGCTTTTTTCAGCGATATAACCAGGATCACTATGTAATGAAGTTTCTCTTAAAATGTCTCCAGCACCCTCTAAAACATGACGAAAGGCATTTGATTTATTCCAATCTCTATGGACAATTTTTTCAGGAATTTTATCTTGGTAACTAAAAATATCATAGTGTGTAAGATTTGACTTAGGTTTAACTACTCTTCTTTTAGGTATTCTTCCTCCAACAGACATTACTGGCATACCCATCATTACTGGAGCGACTGACATAAAATCCATCAGATAACTTTCTGCTGTGGGCCTAGCTAATCCAGTCCTTCTTCTAAGCTCTTCTTGATACTCTCTGTCAGTAGGTAACTGTTCCATTACAGCTCCGGAACCCAGTCCTCATCAGTTATATCACTAACTACTCCCTCAATAGCTTCTTCACCTTCAGGAGTAATCTTATTTTTCAATTCAAACTCCTCCTTCTCCATTTGTACTAAGTAACCAACTAAACCCTTAATCTCAGAAGGTTTCCCATCAATAACAAGTTCTTTATCCTTAAGAATTTTGAAGCAAGTAATCAGGTCTCGCAGAGATGCTTCTTGAATCTTTTCTTCAGTAATTGCTTCAAG